GCAGCGCATTAGAAAAAAAAGCAGAAACAGTTATTGCATTAGAAGCAAACACAGTAAATAAAGATTGGACAACAGTAAAATGCGGTCGAAGCAGGGGGTATTGTTTTGATACATTTAGTTTTGAAGTAAATGATTATGGTTTGCCGCAAGTAGTAAAAAATTTATATGATCCTTTAGCGTAATGACACAAAAAATTATGATCTTAATAGCAAAAAAGCATAATAATTGGATTGATATTGTTCAAAGTTTTGGTTGTCCAAAAGAAACATCAGAGGACATAGTGCAAGAAATGTATATTAAAATACAAATTAAACTACAAAAAGGACTTGATATTATGTACAAAGATGACGTTAACTATTATTACATATTTAAAACTTTAAGGACATTATTTTACGATTTAAAACGAAAAGAAAAAAATATTACTATTATAAGTATTGATGATGTTAATATTAATATGACTAATACAGATGTTGATTATAATAAAGCATACATTAAAATACAAAAAGAATTAAAAAAATTATTTTGGTATGACCGTAAAGTATTTGAATTAATAAACGCAGGTCAAAGTGTGGCTGATTTAAGCAGAAAATCTTATATACAATATTACTCTTTATATAATACATATACTAAAGTTAAAAACAAACTAAAAAAATTATTATGATCCACAACAACGATTTTAAATATGATTTAAAATTTGGACAAGTTAAAGAGCAAGAACTTGCAAATATATTTAACAACAAAACAGTTGAAGTTAAAAGATGCACAGGTGCAATATACAATGTGTTTGTTGAATATGAATGCAGAGGTAAAAAATCGGGAATAAGTACATCGCAAGCAGATTATTATTGTTTTGCTTTTAAAAATACTTTTGCTTTAATTGAAACACAGGAATTAAAAATTAAATGCAGAAAGTATATAAATACAGACAAAGACAAATTAGGCGGAGACAGAAACAAACCAAACACAAAAGGAATACTTTTACCAATAAAAGAAATATTATGAGATTAGGAAATATTATTTATTATATTACAAAGTACACAGGCATTAAATACATTGTTGAACGTTGGCATAAATACAAAGGCACAAAATGCAAATGTAATGACAGAAGAAAAAAATTAAATAACATAAAAATAAACAGGTGGTAAAATTTAAAAAACAAGATTATGCAAAGTGGGAGAACTTTAGATTGGGTACAAAGCAACACATTACTAACAAAGAGTTTGAATTGGTATGCCAGCTACACGCAGAATATTACAAGCACAGTTATTATAAACCCTGCACATGCAACCCAAAAACAATAAAAAAATGGATCAAAGATTTAAACGTTATATGGAATAATGGAAAAAAATAAAATACATCAGCTTGAAAAAGCAACTATTGAATTATTAAACTTTGACGGTTGGCAATTAGAATGGACAGGCGAAACAAATGAAAGATATGATGCAAAAGGAAAAACAAATTTAGGATATGATTGTCTTATAGAAATGAAATTTAGAAATAAATATTACGAAACTAAAATGCTGGAAAAAGACAGATACGATGCATTAATGAAATTGAAAGATGATTTTGTTTTGATTTATTTTGTAAATGATACTAAAGGAAATTTTATGTATTACTTAAATACATTAGAAATGCCAAAGTCCGAAAAAAAATATTGTCCCGATAGTACAATGTGGGCAAAAAAAAGAGTAACAAAAGATGTGTATTTACTCAAAGAAACTGATGCAGTTAGAATTAATCTAAATAAATAGTTATTAATATTACTGTTTATAACTTAATTAATAGTATATTTGTAATTATTAACTTTTTAAAAAAAAACAATGTTACACAAACAAAGACTACAAAAATTAATTGATTTAATTAGTACAACGGACAACTCATATTTATTAAATGAGCTTGAAATTTTAGAGTTAGAAATTGAAAGAGACTTAATACAAAAAGGTTATGATACTGTTGATGAATTTGCAGAAAGACTAAACATAAAATAAAACAATGATTTTATTAGTAGATGCAGACAGTTTAATATTTGCAGCATGTTATAAGAAAAGAGAACATGCAGACGATGAAAAGTATTATACTAACATAGAAGATGCAAGGGCAAAGTTTGACGAGCAATACATGTCTATTGTAAACCATTTAGAAGAAATGTACGAAATTGACAAGGTGCTTACATTTAGTGGATCTAAAGGCAATTTTAGAAAACTTATAACAAACAATTATAAAGCCAATAGAAAAAAACAAGAATTGCCACCATTACTAAACGAAATGCATAAATTTGTAAAAGAGCATTACGACAGTATTTTTGGTTATGGTATTGAAACAGATGATATGGTTGCTCGATACTGGAAACAATTAACTGATGAATTAGGTAGAAATGAAGTAATGATTGTATCTATTGACAAAGACTATAAACAATTTCCTGCACTTATATACAACTATCATTATAAGCATAAAGAGGTTATGGATATTACAGAAGATGAAGCGTTATATAATTTTTACGAACAAATGATTGTAGGCGATACAGCAGACAACGTTAACTATTTTAAAGGCAAAGGAGTTAGGTTTGCACAAAAATATTTATCAAATTGTATAAGTCATTACCAATACACAAAAAAAATATACGAATTATTTAAACAAGAATACAAAGGCAAAGCAAAACAAAAATATATAGAATGTTACAACCTTTTAAAATTAAGAATTAATTAATGGAAAATTTAGAAAGAATAAAAAGATATGTCGATCAATGTGCAGGATATGATATAAGCACAAAGTCGAGAAAATCAGATGCAGTATTATTTAGAACATTATATTTTAAATTATCAATAGATAATACAAATAAAACATTAAGTAGTATAGGAGAAAAAGTCAATAGAAATCATGCAACAGTTTTACATGCTCGAAACAAATTATTTGATTATTTAATGAGCATACCTCATTACGAAAAATTATATGATATATATAAACTTGACTATTTAGGGCAAAGAATTACAGAGCATTACCAAAACATTGAACAGTATAATAAATTAAAAGATAAGTACAATAATTTATTAGTTACTAAAATACCTAAAAATTTTGGTTTCCTATTAACTAAAAACGAAATTGAATATCGAAAACTGGAAGATGAAGAAAAAGAAGACTACGACAAAAGAGCAGAGTTAGTTTTAAAATCTTTTACATGGAAACGTAAAGACGAAAAACGTCAAGAGGTTTACGATATTATTTTAGGCGAGCCAGCAGTTGAAAATACAAGAGGAAATTTATAATGGATTGGGAATTAGAAATACAACTGCATTACCCCCACGACAGATTTATGTTAGGTTGGGAATGTCTACAACCAACAAAAGAATATAACTATCGAACTATAAAATTATATTTATTTATAGCAACATTTACACTTGACTTTTAAAAATCAGTAATTTAAACGTTATATATAAAAACATTATGGACGAAAGTAGACACATAAAAAAAGAAAGTTTGTTAAAAGCATTAGAACAAAGTTTAGGAGTTGTTACAGCAGCTTGTAAGAAAGCGAGCATACCAAGAAGCACATATTATAAATGGCTTAATGAAGATGACGTATTTGCAAAACAAGTTAGGGATATTGAAAATGTTGCATTAGATTTTGCAGAAACCCAGTTACACAAACAAATATCTGAAAATTCAACAGCAGCAACAATATTCTATTTAAAAACCAAAGGTAAAAAAAGAGGTTATATAGAACGTCAAGAAATTACAGGAGCAGACGGAATACCTAATAATTTTCAAATCGAAATAATTGGCTCAAAGAAAAATAAAGACTAATGTTGTTTATGATCATTTACTAATATCTAACAAAAAAATTATAGTTGAACAAGGCGGTACAAGGTCGGGGAAAACTTATAATATTATATTATGGATCATATTTAACTACTGCACTAATAACACTAATAAAGTTATTACAATATGTCGCAAATCATTTCCAAGTTTACGTGCAACTGTAATGCGTGACTTTATTAATATATTAGATATACATAAAATATACAAAGAAATACATCATAATAAATCAAATTCAGAATATACCCTATTTGGCAATTTAGTTGAGTTTATTTCTTTAGATCAACCGCAAAAGATTAGGGGACGTAAAAGAGACTTGCTATTTGTTAACGAGGGTAACGAATTGTATTATGAAGATATGCAACAGTTATTATTTAGAACGCAAGAAAAAATTATACTTGATTTTAACCCGTCAGACGAGTACCATTGGATATACGACAAACTGATAACAAGAACAGATTGCGATTTTTACAAAACAACATATTTAGACAACCCATTTATTGAAGATAGTATTGTTAAGGAAATAGAGCTATTAAAAGAAACTGACGAGCAGTATTGGCAAATATACGGTTTAGGCGAAAGAGCAGCCAGCAGGAGTACTATATTTAATTATGTTGAGGTTAATAAAATACCAACAACAGCAAATTTAGTTAGCTATGGCATGGACTTTGGATATTCTAACGATCCGAGTGTTTTAGCTTCTGTTTATACAGAAAACAATAATCTGTATATAAAAGAACATTTGTACCGAACTAAAATGACAACAAATGATATTAATCAGTTTTTAAAAGAAGAAAACATTATTGGCACTATATACGCAGACAGTGCAGAGCCACGATTAATCGAAGAACTTAAAAGAATGGGACATAAAATATTTCCAAGTATAAAAGGCAGGGACAGTATTAATGCAGGGATTGATTTATTAAAACGTTACAAAATACACGTGCTTAACACATCAACAAATGCAATATCAGAATTTAGAAATTATAAATGGAAAATGGACAAAACAGGCATGTTAACAAATACACCCGAAGACAAACACAATCACATAATTGATAGCTGCAGGTATGCGACTTATTCTATTTTAAGCCGACCTAACTTTGGAAAGTACGCATTACATTAGTAGTTATCAATAATTTTGTTTATAACTTAAAAATTTGTATA